GGAAACTCCAGTGTTCTTTTGACGGCACCTTTTCTGAATGGCTGTATTTTTTTTGGTGTTGATTTGTAAAATCGGTTTGCAATCTCAGCCAAAGATTTGGCCGTTTGTTTTTTGTGACCGATGATTGCCGCATGACAACCAGAACGAAATGCAGCATGTTGGTACGTTATACCGGTAAAGAAAGTTGATGAACCCTCTTGTCTTGGCTTGATGTGGACTATCCACTTTTCTTGTGCATACGCATTGACCACTGCTTGTGCCAACAGCTTTTGATGGTCCCAAAGATAGAACGGCTGTAAACCCTCAGACTTGGTTCTTATTTGTAACATAGGCAAGAACATCTCAGGATTCCAAAATCTGCTGTCGGATGGTAGTATCATGAGCGTCCGATAAGTTTAGGAAAAGGACCGTTTGGTGTAACGGCTGAAGTGTTTTTCAAAGAATCAACAGCAGCGTTCTGATTTTTTCTGGCATCATCGCTTTCTGCCTGTACAATCATTCTTGCCTCTCTTATCAACGCAACCGCCGTTTTTACCGTGTCTGTTTCTATTTCTTCGTTTAATAACTTCATGAACAGATCTTGTATTGCAGATCTCTGCCCTTCGTAGGTTTGTAAGGTTAATCTACCATCTAACATGTTGACTCCTTGTGGTTTGATGTATAATTGATTATCATAATAAATAGTCACTAGGAGGACAAATGCCCCGAGCAAAAACAACAGCAAAAAAAACAGAAGCAAAAGAAACCGGCGCTACCGGCGCTAAGACAAAGGTTGCATCAAAGGCTGCACCTAAAGCAACAGGCGAAAAATCATTTGCATACATGATTGACTTGGTTCATGGCGCTGGTGAACATACGGTAAAAATTGCAGAACGAAAAACTTTAGACAAGTTTGTTAACAACGTAACGAAGAGAAATCTCAATGCGTATCCATACGTCTTTACTGATGACGCTGGACAAACTTTCATACTTCGTGAGTTTCAGTTTTGTCGGATTCGTGAAAACCGCTAAGTCTCTGTAAAAAGTCTTCGCCCTGCTCAGAAGCCATCGCTGCTAGATCGGCGATGGCATCTCTGCGTTCGCGTGCAGTTTCCAGCAACAGTTCGATTCTGCCTATACAAAATATCATTGGCTCTATGTGGTGCAGGTTTAAAACTTTGACCCACTTACCATCACGCTTGTATTGTAGTCCCCCAATGAAGTACCACATGAAATCATAAGGGCAATCGTCATCACCTTCTACGATTACCGTTTCGTGTAAGCCTTCCCCTTTGAACCATTTTTGTATCCGTAGTAAGACATCGTAAAGATGTTTGGCCTGTTCCTTGTACTGTTTGTCCATGTTGTCTCCTGATGGCGCTGTAATAAATTTCGGGTTGTGAAAAAAATAACTCGTGAGAAACGCCAGCCCACGAAAAAAAACGTTTAAGCATTTTTGGATACGGTATACTTTTATTACCAAAGAATGCTTTGTAATGCACGAGATCGAGTTCTATTTGCTCGCAAAATGAAACCATGGTAGTCTGTTTAAGAGACAACAACAAGCGCCACCTGCGCCAAAACTCTTCGGGTGTGATCTTATCCATGTCAAATCATAAATCGAAAGACGCGCCTTTGCAAGTCAACCAGGATGTTCCGGTGCGTTTGCTACGTCCCAAACCCTCTATTACCATTACCCCCGATATGATTCATGGATTTGGAGACTTTAAATGGCCAGCAAAACAGAAATTGAAAGTTGGGAAGAAGGACGCATAGTTCCAATCAACTCCTACAAAGATGGAAACTTGGATCTTAGAAGTGATCAACTACTGGGATACAGCGTAGGACGATACCACTTCTTTAATGATACTAACAAAAGGGTTCGCGCCCACATCCTGTACGCAGGGTCCATCGACATAGGCATGGCCAAGCATGACGTGCTGGTCGTTCAAGGCAAACTGTTTATTTTCCTTGGCAGAGATGGTAAGATCTGGAAGATAGATGGCGTGAGACTGCCTCATCGAGTGCCGTACGTTCGTAATTTAACTTTCGAAGGAATGCGCATTTGGGCTGACACCTTGACAAGGTTTGTGGTAGATCGACTGACTCCGAAAAGAATAGCGGAGCCGTTGGCGAATGCAAAGCGCAGATACAGAAGAGTCATCAGAGAGATGACTGAACTGCGTGTCTTGGATGCCGCAACGCAAGGCAGAGAACGCACAATCAAGTATTTTGCCAAAGCAGTGTCTCCAGACTGGGAGATCGTAGACTTGGTGTCACCACGATACCCAGACGTCAAGCATGCAATCCTATCGATGTTGGTGTTAGGGCAGGACGTTGACAAAGCCGCAGACGTCATCGAACTGGCAGCGTTCATAGAGCACAAGTTACCTTTGTTCAATCGCCAAGCCTGTATTACGATATACCATTCGGCGGTAGAACAACTGAGTCACTTGTGTCCTGCTTGGTGGTCACAAAGTTATTTATGTCCGTGGCACAGCATCGGAAGCATAGAGCAATTGTTTGTTGCGCAATTTTGTAGAATCATGAATGACAGTTACCACAGAGAAATACCAGAAGAAGTCGCTGCTGGCATTTTGACTACAACAGAGAAGTACACGTCTCCGGAGATGGAGATTGCATTGCAGGAGGGCAGTGGATACATCCGTGATTGGGACGCTGAAAAACTCAAGTATGAAAATGATGTTGAGTAAGAGCCACCTCTCCTATCGTCAAGAGAGGTGGCTACACACGGATATAACAATAATGTTACTCTACGAGAGTAATGCTAAAAAAACTAAAAGTCAAACTAGTTTTGCATTTTAGATAATTTAGTTTCTATCTTCTTGAGTGTATTAAGTTGACTGTTGGTCAAAGTATTATTCCATCTTTGGATTCTGTCATTAACATCAGTCAAAAATTTATCTTCCCAATCTGATGTTCCTTGAGCACGTT